CAATCATTTATTGATAATACTGCTGACTATGGCGGACGTTTGCAGATAGAAGCTCGTGGCTTTGGAACGTTTAATAATCACAGTATAGATTTAAATACCGGAGGTTCCATAAGCATACAGTCTGGTCACGGAATAAGTATACAATTAGGTACTAACGGGGGAACTTCAGTTTCGACTGCTAGTGATGCACTTTGTATGTTCCCAGCAGCAAATAACTCGTACAATTTTGGTAAAAGTACTGCTAGATGGAACACAATATACGCAACAGTATTTGATGGTACTGCAACTGAAGCACTATACGCTGACTTGGCAGAAAACTATTTAGGCGATGCAGACTATGAACCAGGCACTGTGCTTGTATTTGGTGGAGATGCTGAAATAACAACCACAGATAAAAAAGGTGATCATAGAGTTGCTGGTATTGTAACAACCAATCCAGCTCACTTGATGAACAGTGCTCTACAAGGCGATCATGTTGTTGGACTAGCATTGCAAGGGCGTGTACCTTGTAAAGTAATTGGCAAAGTTGCACCTGGTGATATGCTTGTAACAAGTGCAATACCTGGATATGCTGTTGTCAATAACACACCCGGTATAGGACAAGTTATAGGTAAAGCAGTTGGAACAAAAGATGACAACGACCGAGGTGTAGTTGAAGTCGTAGTAGGGAGAGTATAATGGCACAAAAAACCATTAATGTTGGAAGTAGTGTAAACAGCGGAGGAGGCGATGCCCTCCGCGATGCAATGATCAAAATCAATGATAATTTTACCGAGTTGTATACAAAAGTTGGTGGTTTAGAAGATGGACAAATTGTAACTGATGTTCAAGGTAGCGTTTTTGCAGATGATAGTACATTGCTGGTAGATGGTGTAAATGGTATTATACCAGGATACGTGAGTTTAGATACACTGCAAAGTGTTGTTGCTGCTAGTGCTGATTTTGCAGACTTTAAAACTAGGGTAGCAGCTTTAACATAAATATTAGAAAGAACAGGATTTAGAGAATGGCAAATAGATTTCCACTTATAGTAGATACAGCAGATAACAAAATTAAAGAATTGCCAAATGGAGACAGTTTAGACTTTGAAGGTTCTGGTCTTGTAAATCTAAGCGATTTGACTTTATCTGCTGCATTATCAGTTGGCTCAGATGCAACAATCACAGGCACATTAGCAGTTACAGGTGCTACCACGTTAGGAGAAGTAACAGCAACAAATTTAGTTGTAGGCGGATTTCCTCCATTGTACAGTCAAACACAGTCAGATTGGACAGAAGAAAACGATCAAAGTCCTGCGTTTATTGCTAACAAACCAGAGTCATTCGGAGTAGATAGGATACAAGATCAAACAGACTTGACTGGTTTAGATGAAGCAAACGATGGTGATAGTTTAATTGTAAGAAAATTAGAAGGTGAACCTATTAGTTTTGCATTTGAAACACAATCAGGAGGTGGCGGCAGCTTCCTTACAGACCTAACTGCAACAAAAGCAGCAGACAGCGGAACAGGTAGTTTTACATACAATAATAACACCGGAGAGTTTACAGTTGCATTTCCAGAGATTGTAGGCGACGACAATATTACTATTAATAGAGATGGTGCAAATATACAAATCGAATTTACTGGTAATTTAAGTAACACAGTTGACTTATCAACATATTCTATTGGAAATCTAGGTGATGTTAACACCACTAGTGTTGCTCCTAGTATAGGTGACGTTCTAAAATGGAATGGTAACCAATGGGCGCCGGCAATAGATGAAGAAGGCACCGGCGGTATAGTTTCAGAAGAGGACACACTGGACAGTGTTGTACAAAGAGGTAGTACTACGAATACACAGGTGACTTTAAATGGTGGCCTTATTGTAAGTGGCGGTGCTGCTCAATTAGGTGCTGCAAGTGCATCAGACATTACCATAACAGATGGCGCAGCTACAAATACAGTCGCAGGAAATTGGAGCATTGCAGGTTCGTTATTTGTTACAAGTTTAGCTCAAGGTACACTGCCGGTTGTATCTGCTACAGGCGGATTCAATGCTCTACCAGGATTCAATATTGGTACAGCAAACGTACTTAATATACCAAGCGGTGCAAATATTACAGGCGACTTAGATGTTACAGGAACTATTACAGCAGATAGAGTTGAGAGCGGAGCGACAGGAACACCGACATTAGAAAGTAGTAGCGACATTATACTTAATGCATCAACAACTGGTAGAGTAGATGTTATTGCTGGCTTGTTCCAATTACCTACAAGTGCTGGTGTACCAGCTAGTCCTTCTGGTAACACCGGTGATGTTTATTATGATGATCAAGCAGAAACACTTGCTTTCTACAGTAGTAATGCAGACGGTCAAGGCAACGGAGGATTTATGTATGTTCCTAACATGGCTTCTCCTAGACCATTACAATTACCAATATTCACTAACACACAAAGAAACGCAATTACACCCCAATTTGGAATGGTAATTGCAAATAGTGACAGTGGAACTGTACAATTCTATAACGGAAGCAACTGGGCAAATCTATAATGAGTGAAAAAGTATACACAGTAATTTCAAAAAGAGGTACTACCATTGATCAAATACAAGACGATCTTACAAGGTACACAAGATTAGATAATATTCCAAATAGAGCTGTTGATATTGCTCATCCTAGAGCAGGAAGTAAAAGACAAACATATTTTAGTCTGACTGACGCAGAAGCAGCAATGATTAGAAATGATCCTAGAGTTGAAGCTGTAGAAATACCTGCAGAATACAGAGACGATATTGATATTCAACTTACTGCAAAACAAATAGGAGATTTCAAAAAAACCAGTTTATCCTCTGGTGATTATGTTAATTGGGGACTGGTGCGTCATATGAGCGAAACTTATAATTTCACAAATGACGGTTTAGGTAATGTAACAGCAAACACAGATACTTTTGCTTACAGTTTTGATGGTGAAGGTGTTGATGTTATAATACAGGATAGTGGACTACAGGTTGATCATCCTGAATTTCAAGATGCCGATGGCAATACAAGATTTCAATCTGTTAACTGGTATACTGCCAGCGGTATAAGTGGCACTCAAAGTGCAAATCATGATAGAGACTTAGACGGACACGGAACACATTGCGGAGGTATAGCAGCAGGTAAAACTTTTGGTTGGGCCAAAGGTGCAAGAGTTTATGGACAAAAAGTCGCAGGTTTAGAAGGATCAGGCGATAGTGGAACTGGTATAAGCGTAAGTGATATATTTGATACTATACGTTTATGGCATGCTAATAAAAGTGGTGCTGATGCAGGCAGACCTACCGTGGTAAACATGAGTTGGGGTTATGGATATAATCTCTCGCCAAGTAGTATTACCACAGGAGTTTACAGAGGAACTTCGTGGGATTTTCAAAATGACTATGGGGGAGTAAGTCAAACATTACAAAATGCTGTAGGCATAATTATTCCAATTTTTGGTTCATTTAACACAACAAGAATGCCTGTGCGTATTGCTAGTGTTGATACAGATGTTCAAGAAATGATAGATGCAGGTATTCATGTTTGTATTGCATCAGGCAACAGTAGATTTAAAATAGATGTACCAGGTGGTGCTGACTATGACAACACAGTATTACGCAGCGGAGTGCAAGAACCATATCACAGAGGTAGTTCACCTTACAGTGAAGATGCAATGATAGTAGGCAATATTTTAGATGCTACATTTGGTAATCTCGACACAATCAGTACAAGTAGTTGCAACGGGCCTGGTGTAAATATTTGGGCAGCAGGCAGTAACATAATGAGTTGCACAAGCAACACAAATAAATTTTCTGATGCACCATATCAAAAAGATAGCAATTTTAGACAGTGTAACATCAGTGGAACCAGTATGGCATCACCACAGGTTGCAGGAGTGATTGCCTGTTTGTTACAAAAAGATCCTACACTAACACCTGCGCAAATTCAAACATTATTAATTGAAGATAGTGTAAAAGATATAATTTACGATACAGCTTCGGATGTAGATTATGGTGAACCACGCAGCTTGAAAGGATCTCCAAACAGAATGATGTTTAATAGATACAACAGTGTACCATTTCAAATAAGCAGCAACCTTAGACCCAGGAACGGGCTAACGATACGACATGGATAAATACTAAAAACGGAGTAGGAATATGCCATTACAAACTATAAATGTGGGCTTGGTTGCAAATGACGGCACTGGAGATGATTTAAGAGAAGCATTTATCAAAGTGAATGAAAACTTTGATGAACTAGATCTAAGAACAGAATCTACAACTGCCGTTAATACAGGAACTGGGGCGGAAGTTTTCAAAGCAATCAATAACAGTGAATTGAGTTTTAGATCTCTCGTTGGAGGTAATGCTATTACAATTACCGAAA